ACGCAGATCGCAGCGAAATCTTTTGAGCGCATCGTCATCGATTTCGACCACCAATCCGAAAAGGCTTCTCCCAATTTCGTTCCGTCGCCTCGCAAGCATGTCGGTTATGGATCCCTGCGCATTGTCGACAACGACGGCGTCTACCTGCACAGCGTAAAGTACACGCCCGCCGGCCGCGAGTACGCACGCGAATACTCCGATATCTCTCCCACGGTTCAGCTCGACAATGGCGTCGTCCTGGGAATTACCAGCGTGGCGCTCTGCCCGAATGGCGCCGTGCACGACCTGACTTTTTTCTCCGCGAATGGCGCGGGGGACAAACCCACGTCCGGGGCTCCGGACACCAACCGAAAGGACCGCAAGATGGAACTGGAAGCATTGGAGGCGAGTGGAGACCTATGACCTACACAGAGAAGGTGCGCGAGCATATGGAGGATTGCATCTACCCGGTTTTGGCCCGTGCTGAGGTATTCGCCCAGGAGCTTGGTATCAGTGAAACAACCCTGCGGCGCAGACTTGAGAAGGAGGGAACAACATGGACGGCGCTGTACAAAGCAGAGATTCACAAGCGGATTGTCAAAGCCTGTAACGCCAATATGTCAGCGGAGGAGATGAATGCCCAGCTTGGCTATTCTGACATTGGCGCGATGCACAGAGTAAAGCGGGAAGCGATGCGGGAGCACCTTACAGATGCGCCGTCGTTTTTAACCTGGGCAAGCTAATGATTTACCTCGCGCTTTACTGCTTATGCGGTTTGCTGTTTGCGAGGTGGCTTTACAAATATGCGAGGCGGACAGATGCGAATGATGAATGACAGCGCACAGATAATGCGCGAAAAAATGACAGTAGAGTCCTGCCTAGAGGCGCTGCGGCTGCATGAGGAGCGCATGAAAGAGCTAGAGGCAGAGAATAAGTGGCTGCTGGAATACTATAACGCTCGCGAAGCAGTGGATTCTGTCGGCCTGTTTGCCGCGACAGACGGGGAAATCCATCGAGTTATTCTGGCCCGCAAAGCACTAAAGGAGGTGGAGGATGAGTGATGAGCACAGGTAATACAACAATCTCTAACGAGCTATTGAGCAGGCTAGAGGCAGACCAGCTTAGGCTTGAGTGGTGTGCAACCAATCAGGCTGAGTTTTATCGTGATAAACCTTACTGGCTCGTCCGCTGGCTAGACCCTTTGGGCGAGTGGAACGAAGAATGCAAAGAAACTATGGCAAAAGACTGGCGCGATGCCATAGACGAAGCGATGCGCAGTGAGGAGGAAGGGGGTGATTAAGTACACATCTACCAGACCATTACATTGCTGCGCTGCAAGAAGCAAATGCCCTGCTGGGCGAGGGAAGAACTGCTGTGTGGAGAGGAATGCGACTAGCAGTTATATAGCTACAATGGACCAAGAAGCGTGGTCAGTGGACACTGCAAAAGAGTTGCAAGAGCTGTGCCGGCTGGCGCTTGGGATTGCTGACTAGACAGTCAGCGCAGGCGATAGCCAAGACCCATGCCGCCAAAGGTCGTTGGCATATCGGTATATCCTGGGATCGTACCGTCCAAGCCTTCGAAGTAACGATAAAACTCATATACGATAGAACCGCCACCTGTCGGAGTCACGGTTATCGTGCTGGGAACGCCAGTAATTCGCGTCGCCATGAAATCACTAATGCATTGAACCGTCGCATCGTTTCCTTCAATGTCGGCGGTCACAAAAGACACGTTATACAGCAAGGCCTCATATTGGTCGATAGTGGTGTCCGAATTCTTGAGCGTGATATTGGTTACGTCCTCAAACTGAAAGCCCCCAAGTGGTCTAGGGTAGAAACGCGTAGTCAAGGCATCAGCCGGGGCTTGGTTGCTAAACGCCGGGGCTGTCCCTGCTATGGTGTAATCGGTGTTGAAGGCAAAGCCCCCATAACCCCCGCGCCTTGAATTGGAAGCGTAAATGCCTAAAGAGCTAAAGTGCGGGCGCAACGTGACTATGGAATTAGTTGCGTTTTGTACTTGCCCAGCAAACCGGTATCCCGGAGGACGTGGAGTAGTCTCCCTTGTTTGGTATTGACCGCCAACACAAGGCGTGTGCTGAACATCTGTCTCCATTATAGAAGCAGCTATCTTGGCGGTCGGATAGTAATTCGTATCAACTGTTCCCACCAGTTCAACGGGAAGTATGATGCGAGTCGGCCCGCATGGTTTAGGGTTTGATCGAAAGCCTATAACCTTTGGGTTTTCCCAATCCTGCCCATCAAAAAGCACAACCACTTCGTCGCCATCATCAAACGCCGCGCTGTTGCAAGTCATGTATTCAATTGGAACGTCAAACAGCACATCTGTTTGATTGATTTCTAATCCTTGTGCGCTTGACCCAGCCTCTGAAAGATTGACAGTACACTTGTCATTTTCGCGGTCAATGTCAGTAACAGTGCCTATCCGGTAGGTCGGCTTCCACTTCTGCCACCCTGGCAGGATTGCTGCGTTGTAATACGTTGCTGCACCTGGCATCGCCAATCTGTGCCGCAACTTGTCGCCTTTCGGTGAAGATGCTTCTGGCGCTATCAGAATGTTCGGCTGTTCGCCATTAATCTCAATTGTCTCAACACTGCCAGAAGCGTCTAACGTATAGTCAACGCACCATGCAGAGCGTGTCTCGGTTGTTGCTATTGCCTGTAGTTGTGCCTTCTTTTGCAGCAGATTTGTCTTTGTAAGATTCAAAAACGCCACATCTTTTCGCAATCCAGCGATCAGTTGAGACTTGCTGGAAACAGCAACAGAGGCGGCATTCAGATCGTCTTTTGAATCGCCGTTTGATGCCCTGTATTCAGCAATCGCAACGTCAAGCGCAGACTTAAGCGCGGATAGTTCAGACTGTTGCGCTGAAATCGTTGCCTGGTTTGTTGCTATGTCGATTTCTATATCTGCTATTTCAGCGTCGATGCGCGCAACGCGATCTGCAACCTCAGAAGTCCCGTAGTCCAGCGATACGGTATACAGTCCTTCGCCAGTCTCGCCTGTTATGTCAGCCTGCCCCACGGCTTCCAACGTCCATGTATGCCTGCCCTGTAGTAGTGACAAAATAATTGATGTAGCTTGCAGTAAACGTATACCCGCCTCCCTGCACCTCCTGCCCTGGACGCAAAAGCCAGTTAATCGCACACCGTATGCGCCTGGCACCAGTGCTTGTTGTGTTTACCTGCTGAATATTGACAAGACCCACCAAGCCAGCAACGGCATCGTCGGCAGAAAATGCATCTGTATAACCTGAGATAGTGGCAGTGCTTCGCGTCGGGCCAGAATTAACAACAAGAGAATCTATGCCACACGATGCAATTGCGTTCTCAATAGTAAAGTTACCGACTTCACCCACGCCAAAGACCGTGAATGTTTCTGTACCCGCGCGTGCGCTTAGGTCTGCGGCGTATTCGCTTGCATTTGGAATAACCACCTGCAAAAAAGACTGTCTATCTGTTTGAAGCGTCGCCTGCCATGAAGATATTGGGATCGCAAGCTCTGGCGTGCCTGATACCTTCAGTTTGTATTTTTGAGTTGAAAATGTGAGAAGTGAAGAAAAGTCATTTTCCAGAAACACACGGGGCCGCGCTAAAACAGAATTGATAGACCCCCTAACGCTTATCGGTGCTGCGCCTCTAAACACATCTGCGTTGAACGGGCCAAGCGGCCCAGCTATCTGCCCTCGCGCGTCAATTGCTACGCTTGTTGCCGCAGAATAAAGATCATCAAGATCCGTTGTGGTAAGCGTACTATTGAAGATAGCGAATTGAGCGATTTGCTTGGGGTGCTGCCATCCAGGTACAAGCGCAGATTACTACCGTCACCGACCATAGCGATCATGTGAAAGTCGCCGTCCGTGATAGCACTGTCAACAGATACATCTTCGGTCGAGGCAAAGTCTTCAAGCAATAGAACAGAACGCAGCGTATTGTCTCGGCCTAGACCGGAGCGATCATCGAAGTAACAGGCCAGTCCAGGTGTGAATGGGCTGGACGCCGCACTGCCACATATGCTGCCCACACCGCCGCTATTGGCTATTGACGATTTCAACCAAAAGACAACGCTAAAGACGCCGGTGGAACAAATAAAGCTAAACTTTTCCCCTGTGTCGATTGATTGAGTTGAGCCATCAAAATCAATGGCTCCATCAAATATCGTCCCTGGAGCTGACACGCTACTAATAGCCACGGACGCCGTGCCAGTGTATCCATTGCCGCTTGAGTCTTGCTGAATTGTAGGCAGCACTCATCGGCTAGCCTATAGTGCAGGAAATCAGTGTTACAGAAGCGCCCGTCACAAATTCTGTGGTGTTGACTACAACAAATCCATCAACAGCAGAAACCCCAGCCTGCACCGGAATAGAGACAACAACATTTGCGTCGCTGTCGGTTATCGTGGCATAGGTGCATGTTCCGTCTGCGGTTACAGAGCCTGCACTAGCTGGCGTTATGGTTAGCTGCCCGGTTGTCCCGTTAACCGCTCCAGCCGGGTCTGTTAGCAGCACAAAGCCAAGTTCAGCGTCTGTGTCATCGTAAAACCTCAAAACACCAGCACTTGCACCAGCATCAATGTCTGCTAAAACCTCAGTGTGTGCAGATACAATTGTCGCTGCGGCGTAAGTTACCTCTGATGGAGCTGGCATAATTAACCCTCGGTCAGCTTTGCAATAACAAGCAGCGTAATTTGGTTCTCATTAGGCGCGGACTCAAACGACTGCGGCGCTGCCTCAAAAACACCATTGATATTTGATACGGTAACGCGCGGGTGGTACTTAACAATGCGGCGCGCGCGCTGGTCATGCTCAAGCGAGATTGGCTTAAAGCGGTAGGTTAGCGTCTGGTCGCCTTCGGAACTGCCTGCGTCACCAATTACCACCCCGCCATCAAGTGTTGCAGACCTAGACACGCGCCGAGATATGCCGCCTGTTACGTTATCGCCTAGTGGCTCAAACTCAATAGAGCCGTCAAGGTCAAATTCCTTTGCGCAAATCGAAATCATCCACCAGCACCCAGCAGAAGCTCGCCGCCCTCTGCGTTAACCCGCACCTGTATTGACTCAAGTATCTCAAACATAAACGCCTCTAGGTGCGGCTGAAGTCCTGCGCCGTCTACATTAATAAGCGCGCCGCCACTGTCAAATGCCCGCGTTCTAGCATTCAGCTCGCGGATTTGGGCATTGATTAGCCTTTCTTGCGCCTTTAGCGCAGCTTCCTGGCGCTCGCTTTGCTTTATCGCCTCGCCTCTAATGTCTAGCTTGTCAAGCTTTGAAATATTTTCATCGCCCAGCAAGCCAAACAGATCGCCAACAAGCCCGCTGGTAGACTCAACCGATACGCCAACAGAATCAAAAGCGGCAACAAGTTTTTTCGCGTCAGCTTCGATTGACGCTGTTGCGATTGCCGCGTTTGCCTCAATCAGCGCTAGCTTTTCCTCAAGGGATATTTTTTCTGTTTCTTCGTTTAAATTTGTTACAGCGTCTGCAGCCTCGTCAGTCGCCTTTTGTATGGCCAGCCATTCTTCATCAAGGTTTTCAATAGTGGCAATAGCAGTACCAGACTCGCTGCCGTAAAGGCCCCAAAAATCAACGCTTTCTTTGATTGACTGATTTGAGCGATTAAGCGCGTCATCAAGACTTTGAATATCTTGCGCAGCCTGCTCGGCTGTGGGCCAAATTGTATCCTGTAGCTTAAGTGCCTGCTCATTAAGATCAGTGAATCCGGTAAACCAGTCACTGAGCTTTTGCGATAACGTCTCGCCGGTAGTTAGGCGCGACACCTCATTAGCTAGCTTCCCTAGTCCGAAACCAGCGGCACCAGCGCCCGCCAAAAGGCCAAGCTGAGAAACCAAGCCACCAGGACCAGATAGCGACGTGGCTAGAGCCGTCGTGCCTTTCACCAACCCTCCTGCTTGGGAGGCACCGAATATCACTAACGCAAGGTCGCCAAGGACGCTAGTGACGTTGCCTATCGCGCCCGCTGCTAGATTTACCTGAGTAAGCCGACCAAATGCCTCACCCAAACCTTTAAAGCCTTCCTCGCCGTTTGCAGCACTTTCAGCAAGCTTCGCGAGCAAAGGTGCTATGTCTTGAAACGACGATATTACGCCGCCAGAAAACTCAGACAAGCTGCGGAATGCGTTAGCAATAAATTCAATAGCTCGCGCTAAATCTTCTGAGTCTGTGAGGTCAAGATCACCAAACAACGACGCCACAGCATCGCGTATTTCCTCAAGCCCATCAGTTATGCCGGATATGTCGGCACTATCCAAGGCCGCAGGCAGGGCCAACGCAATTCCTTCAAAAACCTGCTCAAGTTTATCTAGTTCGGCAGCTACAAAGTCCGTGATTTCGGACAGCTTGCCGCCTTCAAAATCAGCACCGATTGCACCGAAGATGGCTGAAAGCCCGTCAGCAACCCCGCCGAATCCATCAAGCAACGGCAGGCCGATTGTTCGCAGTAAGTCTCGAAACGACTCGGCGGTCCTGTCAGACGCCCTTGACGCTGTTGCTAGCTGAATCTCTACCTCTTTTGCCGCACTGCCTGCAAAGGTAAACTCGTCGCCTGCAATTCGAAGCGTCTTGTTAAGCCCGTCAACGGTTTGTATCCCTCTGGGAAACACCTAGTGCGCTCAACGCATCTTGCACGCGCGGAAGATCGCTGCCTAAATTCAAAAACGATGTCCGCAGACCTCTAGCAGCTTCTGCGCCAGATCGGTAAACCTCGATCCCTGGCGTTAAGACCGCTACAGTTTCTTGAATTGAAAACCCGGTATTGCGGGCAATCGGTGACAATTCCGCGAACCCTGTACCAAGCTCTTCTACATTTGTTGCGTACTCGTTTGAAACCTGATTAAGCAGGTCAATGAATCCGCGCGCCTCATCGGCACTAGCACCAAATCCCTTTAGCGATGCCACCAGAATGTTAGATGCAGAAGATGCCTCAAGTCCTCCAGCGATAACGAGATCAAGTCCGTCTTTTACAAGTAGGCTGGCCTCTCTAGTATCAAAACCTGCCTGCTTGTAGTCAGCCAGCGAACTGACAATATCCGCAGCCGCGATGCCGTAGTCTTTACCCAGTTGCCTCGCATCATCAGCAAGCTTGCCCAAGTCCTCGCCATCGCCTAAAACCTTGTTTAGTTCGGCAAGCGCGCTTTCGAACTTTGAAGCCTCACTGATTGCAAGACCACCAAAGGCAGCACCAACAGCAAGGATCGCCGCCTCGTACTTAACCGCAGCAGCAGACGCGCTAGCAAAAGGTGCCGTGCTTCGCTCAATACTTGCGGAAAATTTTTCTGTATTGTTGAGCGCGCTAGTAACCGCAGCACCAGTCTTGTCTACCCCGTTAAAAACAAGGTCAATTGTCTTCTGTGCGTCAGCCATTTTGCTTTGCCGCCTCGTTTTGCTCGCGGTAGTATTCGTGCCACACGCTGATTTCCGCGTCCGTCAGATAGCCCTCGGGGAAAATGTCGGGCCGCACTTCATAAATGAAACGGCCACGGTCAGCGCACAAAGTAGCTACTGCCCTGACTGTTCCATCTTGCCAGAGGGCTTTGCCTTTCCCACCTCAGAACCCTGACCCGTCAGCGAAAGTATTTTGCTGGTCAGCGTGTAAAATACGGTCGGGTAAGACTCAGAAAGCTTCACAGCTATCTCGCGATTCTCTTGCCCCAATGCGGGCGACACAGACCCAGCCGTGAGCAACTCAATCCGCAGTACAACGTCGCTTGGAGTGTCTTTGTCAGAAACGCCTAAAACCTTACGGATTGATTCGGCAACGTCGCCACCGCCAGCCGCAGCATCAGCCAAAGCGCGGAGGTTGTTGTGACCGCTGTCTGCCGCCTCTTTTGCTCGGCCCAACTCAGCCGCCGTGACGGCGCGAACCGTCCAGACAGGTTTGTCTTTTCCGAAAAAAGCCGCGAGCCCAGGGACGTCAACGGTCGCCTCCCGCATGGAAAGCGACGCATTAACAAATTTCTGAAGGTCCATTAAGACGTTACGTCTACGGATTCAGACTCAGGCGTGACAGTGCAGCTAGCCACCTTTGCACCACCACCAGCGGGGAACGTGCGGCTAATGCCAAACAAACCCTGGGTGAGCTGGTACGGCAGCGACTGGTCACGATCAGGCCAAAACTTGAACCAAAGGTTTTGCCCTTTCTGGGCAACCATCGGATCACTAAGGCCGTTATCCAAAATTGCTGTGAACGAAGCCTGTCCAAGTGCTGAGGCAGATGATCCGATTGCGCCATCGTAAGTGTCAGTTGACGTAATTGAGAAGGTGGACTCAGCAGGAACCCAATCAGATGACTTCGGTACAGTCGCAAAAATAGGGGTTGAACCCTTAATGTAAACCTTCTTAGCTACGTTGCCCGTATGGATTGTCGGCAGTGCTTCGTAAAAAGTCACCTGACCGTTTGCATAGTCAATCGTGTATCCAGGCTGATCCGTGCGCTCTTGGTGCGTACCCGGTGACTGGAAAATCTCAGACGCTAGTACAGGCGCAGCAGTCACAGAAGTGGTGCGTACCTGCCCAACTTCAACAGAACCCACGGGGATTAACGGGGGACCGCCAGCGGCACCGCGAGTCTCGCTAAATGATGTGCTGTCAGTTCCTGACACAGCCGCAAGCGAGCCTGAGCTATCCACAGTGATTGAAGTGATGTTGTGAGTGTCCGTGGTCACGCCGCGTGTGATTGACACTGTGCCACCTGAAACAGTAACAACCCCATCAGCATCTGCCCCGGTCATACCAGGAGCAACGACAGTAAGCGCAGCAACATTCACTTCGTCATTAGAGCCGCTTGCCGTGATAGCACCGCCAGTTTTTACACCATAAGGTGCGACCGTTACCGTTGCGCCTGCGGCGCGCGAGATCGGCATAAACGATGCACTAAAGGTGGTTACGTCTCCAGAATCCGTCATCTCCTCAAAGGGGTTGGCAGTCTGCCCTGATTCATACTTAAGAATGGGTTGTCCCATTGGTGTTACTCCTATTTAGGATTGAGTATAAGGATCGCCGCGCTCGGTTTGGTAGCGGACAAGAAACTGAGCCTCTGCAAAGCAAATTTTCGCTAACTCAGTCTGAATACCGCCGCCGATGTACTCCACACCGTCAGCGATGCCACCGAATGACTCATCGGTGAACATATCTGCGTGAATCGTTGCAAGCAATTCATTCGCTTGCGCCCGCATCACGCTTTTATCTGTGTCGGTTGCAACAGCAGCTTTTGCTACTGCAACAGTCATTTCTATTGTGTCGTAACCGTATTCGTTAGGGGACGCCACATCTTCGCCTTCCTGGACAATGCAAATCGGCAAGTCGCGCTCAGACTCAGGGGCAGGAACACCGTACTCGCCACCGACAGCCGTCGTTATTGCATCAAGTAATTGCTCGCGTATAGATACAGGCACAAATTATTCCTTTGGGAACTTGCGGGCTAGTATAAAGCGCATCGCGTCTAAAAATTGAAACTGGTACTCAGCACTTGCGGCTGGCAATAAGTCTGTTCTTATATCGCTGAAAACCTGCGAAAGCGAAGGCCCATAGGCCACATCATAACCGCCGCTAGGCTTGCGCTTCACAATGCCAAGTGCCCTGCTGTCTTTTAACACCATGTAAAAGAAATCGCGAGACAATCCCTTAGTGCGGCCCTTTGGCTTTACCTTTACCCGAATTCCGCGCGCAGGTATTGGCGGCGGCTTTATCCATGACTTGTTGTCTGGGTTCACATTTGGGTCTGTGCTAAACCTTGTCAGCAATATCCCGCGCGAAGGGGTGGTAATTCTGGCAGAGAGATTTTTTCGGTTTGCCGCAGAAAATTTCAAGCGGCCTTTTACATAGACAGCGCCTCTGCAATATCTTCTTTGTTCAGCTCGACGTTGTAGCTGACGTTTGTCACGCAACAAGCACCGTATGCTCAAGCTCATCTGATCGTAGCGCATCGCTTACAATGTATGTGGTTGAACCTACAACAAACGTATCACCGCGCCTGGGAATGTATTCAACCTCGCTAACTCTCACGCTCACAGTGGCAGTTGCCTGCGCTACCTCAGCAGTATCGCCGTAAACGCTAAGATCGCTTTCCACAATCACCGTTACAGAAGATGAAACGTTATCAGCATCAGTATAAGTCGCAGAAACTCCCGCCTTTGTGTAAATAGCGTTAATCCCGCGCAAAAATTCGCTAGCTAGCGTCACGGGTGTCTATCTCACCATCATCCATGCGGTTTACAGGCGCTGTCTTTGTCTTGCGCTTGCGAGAGGTATGGCGCTCCGCGTACTTCAGAGAGACAAGAAACCGACCATCTTTCTCGCTAGCATCAACAACCTCTCCGACAGCAACCGCTTTGCCGTCACAATTCGTTGATTTCAACATTTTGATTTTCATAATTTAAGCCTTGAAAGCCCCCCGAAGGGGGCTGTTTGCTTTTTTAGCTTATCTTACGGGGTGATGCCGTCATGCGCGTGACAGAAGGCAGTCGGCTGGCGTACAGCAACATCTACCGTCTTGAACGTCACATAACGAATCTTGCCCTTCAAGCTGTGGGTGTAGGGATCAACATTGATCTCAAGCCCGCCCCATTCGCCAATCAGAAGCTGCGAGAAGTCACCGAAGAAGTAATGCTCCGCAGTAACCTGATTCGACATAATGTAGGGATAGCCTTTAACCCTGTCGTTATCGCCAAGGATAAAGTTACCCTCTACACCAGAACCCTGCTTTGGCGTAGTGCTGAGAGCTTCCCAGCCGTTAGCCTCAAGCAAGAACGTCGGCATACCGCCCATCGCGTTATCTTCCATAACGAGGGCGATCATGCGGACAATCTCGGCATAAGTCGGATCAGCAGCAGCAAGATCGAGCGTGTTAATGCCCGTCTGGTTAGCAATACCAGTCGGCTGGCCTGACGCGCCAGTGCCATATAGCGCAGCAAGATCAATGCCGAGTGCTTGAGCAACCGCCAGATCATTGCGAACAATAGCCTCAATTGAGGGCGTTGACTGCTGCAACAAGCGACGAGTCACCTCTGTATAGCAAGCCAAATCCTTCGGAGCCATAGTCACCTGATCGAACTGCGGATCGCTTTCGGTAGCATCACCGTCCTCTGCGCTTATCCACGTTGAAACCGCCCCAGAAGTCTGTCGCGGAATTTCTACGTTACCAACAAGGCCGGAAAGCATCGTTGCTCCTGCAGCCATTGCAGCAGAACTATTGCGAAGCACTTCGATGTAGCTGCTAGCCAAAAGGTTGTCAGCGACAAGCTCTGCACCATCGGTAGCCGTTCCCGCGCTCAGATCTCGACTCAGCAGCGACTGCGGCACAAACTCACCACGGCAGTTAAAGTCGCTTCCAAAGCCTCGCTGCGCCTCTGCAGACACCTCAAGCTCAAAAGCAGCTTTGCTTTGCGCCGCACGATCATTCGGGTTACTGATTGCCGTCATCAGGCGAAGCAGAGAAAACTTCTTCTGGTCTTGTCGTGACAGATCAACCTCACCGTCGTGGCCGGTTTCAACTCGTGCCGTGTTGTTGCGCTCGCCGACAATCTCAAGTGCTCGGCTGTTGAACTTCTCAACGCTCCACCCCTCAGAAATAGCTTCGTTACCCAGGGCGTCGATATTGAAACGCTCTGCCAGTTGGCGAATGCTGTCGATGCGTCGCTTTTCATCCGTGCGAACACGGTTAAGCTCTGCTTCGCGGTCAAACTTCTCTGCATGAGGCTCAACAACGATATCGGGAGCCTCTGTTACTTGTTCAGACATAGTTGAATCTCCGTTGTCTGGTTTAGGATTCTCAGAACGCCCAACCCCAACAGAGGGATCAGCGGGAATCGCGACAATAGAAAGCTCAAATGGCTGCCACCGTGTCACAGTTACTAAGTCGGGGCCGTTGTCGCGCTCCTCAACCTCATAATCGTGAATCCGATAACCAACCGAGACAAGCTGCCTGATGCCGTCGGTAACGTCCTGATATATTTCCTGCCCACGTTGCGAACGAGAGAAGCGAATCACAGCCCGCCCTACTCCGTCTCCATCAATACGCGCAGATTGAACAACACCAACTTGATCGTCGGCATCATGGTTCACCAAAACAGCAGCACCGCGCTCTAGTCGGTCAAGCATCACGCTTTCGCTGTTGTGGCGTAAGACTTCAACCCCAAACGCCCTCTCATAAGGCGCTTCAGAGCTAAAGGCTATTTCTATTGAGCGGGTATCTTCATCAACCGCCCTTACATCTAGTTGCTCGGAACGCTCATGCTTTCCGAAAATTTCCATGTTAGTCATCCGCCGTATCCTCTTCAGTGACTGTGCTAATCGGAGCAAGCCCGTACCTATTAAGCAGTTCTTTTTCTGCCGCTATTTCGCGGAATATTGATTCGGGATCATCGCCCTGCTCGCGTATCACCTGCGAGCGGGATTTCGTCATGTTATCAATTGCCATCTGGTTAGCAGCGCCGTCTTTCTGCGGATCAACCCATGCCCACCGCCGCGCCTGATAATGAACCTTCATGTATTCTTCAACTGGCTTGCCCAAAGGTATGCTGCCAATAAATATGGTCTTTGCTGGCACTTGAAGTGAAATCCACTGCTCATACACAGGCTGCACAAAGCTGCGAATAAACCAGTTTTGCAAACCCTTGAAAACTTCTCTGTCCTCAAGCACTCCAGCCCGTATAGACGAATAATTCACGCCTTCAAGATCACTGCTTAAGCTGTGGTATGAAATGCCAAGGCCGGAAGCTATGCCCTGCAAGTGCGCTTTCACGAAGTCGCCGTACATCTGGTGCGGATAATCAGAGTCCAGGTTTACAACGTCGCGGTTTCCTATGTCCTTAATGGTTCCAGCCTCATACTGATCGACTGTCACGCCGTCCGCGTAATCTTCGTCTCCCTCATAAGCATCGCCGTCTGTTGATTTCAAAAGGGCCATTGTCGCCGCCGTAGAGCGAGCCTTTACTATTGCGGCCTCTTCATACTTTTCTAAGTGCTTGGAACGCTCAAGGCTAGCGTGCATCCAAGGGGTGCCGCGCGACTGATCAACCCACTCGTTTATATAGCCGTGTATAACCTCGCTGGCTCGCAGCTTATAAGTTTCGTAATTGTTGTAGCCGCCAGAAACATGAGAAGAGCGCCGCTTGAAGTGATACCAAACCACTCGCCCATTGCGATCATACTCAACACCAAGCCGAACTTCGTTGCCGTTCTTCATACTGGTGTTTTTTTCAACATTCAAAAGCTCGGGATCAATAGCCTTTAACGTAAAGTTATACTTCCCCGTCATCACTTTTTGGAAAATAAATTCCCCGTCCTGGGCAGCGTTTGAGATAGCAAGGTTTTGTAAGTCAATGAAGGTGCTGCGCCCGTAGTAGTCGCAATGATTGCCGCACCAATCTGCCCAAGCGGCCTCTATAGCGTCATTCGCTCTAGTATCAAGATCGCCGTTACGCATTACAGAACGGCATTGCACCCCCACGCCATGCGGGCCAATTACGTTGCTTTTGATCGTCGATATAAACCGCTTGCCGTAAGGGTTGGCGCGAACCATCTTGCGAGAACGCGCACGCATCTGGCGTAGCTCGCTCTGCAGGTAGTAGTCAATCGTGCTGCTAGTCTGATCCCAGTTATAAAGCAAACGCTCTACGTCAGAACTCGTAAAACCAGCATTGCGCGCCGTTAAAAACGGGTTCGGGGCATATGTCCGCTTTTCTGCAGACTTTTTCTTTCGTGAGAAAAGTCCCATTTTATGCCCTCATCTTTACAAGCACGCGCTTGCCCGCCGCGCGCCCCGCAGCCCTATCAATAGCTTTCTTTTCAGAAGCCCAGCGCCGCGCATAGATCGCTTCAAGCTCTGTAAGCTCGCTTATTGAGCGCCTCCACAATGCGCGTCCTGCAATCTCTACCCTCTCATGCTCCTCAGATGCTGTCCCCTCAATTGTTGCACGGATTGCATTCAAAACCCTCAAGGTGTGCGACGAGGTGGAGGTTGCGCTTACATCTAAATAGCCGCGATCTACAACAGCCTCGGTTGCATCAGATGATCGAATAATCACCGCTTCCCAAGCGTAAGTTTCTGCAGAAAATATCTCGCTATCGCCAGATTCAATTTCAATGTAATAGGTTTCGTCAGCCTCAATTGCAAAAGCCTCTTGCACATCATCGGAATCAGACTGACTTGTGAAACGGTAAAAAAGCTCGTAATCAGCAATAGGGTACGCGCTTGCAAGATCGTCTCTGCGCCATACCCAGCGATCACCTGCGGAAGCGGTATCAGGCTCACGCGCTGGATAGTTGGCACGATCAAATACGTTAATCATTCGCATCCCTCAAATGTCTGTGGCCCAATTACGGCGCTGCTTCGCTGGACGCCTGCGCTGCGTGGTTCGAGGCAAAGTTGGAGTTCGCTCAACCTTAGCCGCACGCCGCTCCATGTTTTTAGAAATAGCAGACCATGTAGGCGACAAAATCTTAAGCGCCGCATATGCGTAGACACGGCAATCTAGTGCCTCGTTTCTAGCGCGGCTCTTGTGCCACTCCTTTGACGGTCGGCCAAGACGATATTTAGTTATCAACTTCTCTGCTGTTAATTGAGCAAAATATTCCTCGTCGCGCTCAAGCGGGAAATGACAGTAACCCGGCCCCTCGTCACGCATCTGCAGGCGGGCATAAATGGTGCCTTTCGCGTCATCTACACCGATTTGATACAAATCAACCTGCCGCCTATTACGGCCAGAGGTCGCACGCGACACCTTAGCAACTGGACGCCCTGCCCCTGGGATACCCTTTCCAGCAAACAACCTATGATGTCGAGACTGCCGCACAAAGTCATAAACCCGCGTTGTTTGATCGCCAGAGTCTATAACCGCCGCTGTAATTTGCATTTCTGTGCCGGTTTCATGCGTATAGGTGTCGGCAAGAACGTTCTCTAAGTCTTGCCACACCTCATCACGCGCAGGATCGCCGGGGATTATTCGATAATCAACATTCCACGACTCTTCCCCAGAACCCCATCCGACAACCTCAAGTTCTATTCTGTCGCGCTGAACGTCAACTCCAGCGGTAAGCACAAGCGCACCAGATGGCACAGGAGCATCGTATTTTTCCCGCCTTGCATACAGCGAGTGTGCCTCTACCTGCTCTCCACGGTCCTCCCACGGCTCGCCAAGTGCCGTATTAACCCAAGCTCGCAGCGTTTCCGTGTTTTTCTTCGCTCCCAAAAAGTTCCTAGCCATGTCAGCCATTGAACTCCAGGGCGAATAAAGCTCAGAAAGGTGAAACCCTGCGATGCGTCCCGCCCCCGCACTCGCAGCAGCCGTCTCGGGTTGATGGTTCCCATCGCTATCCTGCAGCCATTTCACGTTGCCCCAAAGCAACCTCTGTGAATGCTCGCAGTGTGGACACGGAACATAGAAGTAACGCTTATCACTTTGTTCAAACTCTGCCTCAATACGAGACATCCCCGCCGTGGTAGGCGTAGAGGTAAGCACTACTTTCCTGTTCCAAAATGTTGTAGCACGCTTACGCGCCAGCGATACAGGATCGCCTTCTGTACCGGCACTTGGCGGGTATCTATCTACTTCATCACACAAGACTATTCGTATAGGCCGAGACGCTAACGAGGCAGGCGCGTTTGAGCCTGTCATTGTGATATGTCCGCCAGGAAATACCTTGTGCAACAGCGTGTTTTGGCTGTTCTTGCTTCGCGGGGCCTTTACTAGCCCTTTCAAAGCAGGGGTATCACGCAGCATCGGCGCAAGGCGGTCCTTTGACCACGTCTGCGCCATTTCAACCGTCGGCTGCAACACCAACATCGGGGCTGGGTCTTGATGAACGTGATAGCCCACAATGTTGTTAACTATCTCTGTTTTGCCAACCTGCGCGGATGACATAACAACCACAGTTTCAATAGTAGGATCAGAAACGGCATCCATAATCCCGCGCTGATACTCGGCACGCGACGTAAACCAGCGCCCAGGCTCTGCACTTGCCTCTGCAGACAAACGGCGATATTCATCAGACCACGCCGAAACCGTTAGCTTAGGCGGCGGCTTGAGGTTCGCTTTCTTCTGC